CCCCAGAGATTCACACCCCCCCTCCCCTGACTGCCGGGCTGGGCGTCGGGGCGGGCTCGGGGCTGGAAGGTGCGAGGCAGCGGACGCCGAGGCGCCCGGGAAACGCCAACGGCAGCACGGCGGAGCGGACCGTGCCAACGGCTGGCGACTGCCGATGCCGCCTCGCGAACTCAGGTGGTGGTCGCAGCCTCTTCGCGCTGCTTGTCTCGGCTGTGGTGGGTGGCGCACAGGCTTTGCCAGTTGCTGCGATCCCAGAAGAGGCGCTGATCGCCACGGTGTGGCACGCGGTGGTCGACCACTGTGGCCTCGGTGACCACGTCCTGGGCCTTGCACATGACGCACAGCGGATTCAGGCGCAGGTGCTTCTCGCGCTCGACGCGCCACTTGTGGCCGTAGCCTCGGTCAGCGCTGCTCATCGTGCTGGTGCGCCAGCTGTCTGCTGCCATGGTCTGGGTGCGCTGCGTCTGCAGCACAGCCACCCGCGGCGCCAGCGTTTGGATGCGTGGCTTGGTCACATGGCGGCTCCCAATCGGGCATGAAAAAGCCGCCTCGGTGGGCGGCTTGGACATCGATCTGCAGAAAGTACCTGAAATGTGCCTGAAGTGGTCGGAATCGTCAACTAGGCCTGCTCGCCGATCAAACCCTTCTCCGCGAATACCCAGTCGAGTTGGTCGATACCTCGCCTGCGCAGTGACAGAACAGCCTTGCGGATCTTGACGATCTGGTCATGCACGGTGGACTTTGGCAGGCCGTGCTCACCGCCGATCAGGCGCTCGCTGCAGCTGTAGCGGTTGTGCACGTCCTCAGGGAGGTTGACGTGCCAGGTGATGAGGGTGCGGGCTGCTGGAGATTCGATGCTCCAGTGCGGCTCGCACCAATCACGCAGCCACTGCACAGCGGCGTGCTTGGTCTGGTCGTGCGCGTACCAGGCTTCGATGGCATAGCGCTCGGCGGGCTGCAGCTGGTGGCGCACTGCGCCGATGATCATCGCGCACTGACCCCGCACCTCGAGGGGCGACAGGCCCGAGAAGTTCACGGTGCCATCGCGCTCCACCTCGCGCCGGATTCCGGCTTGGTCCATCAGGTCGTTGATGACCGTGGCGGTCGGGCTCTTCTGAGTGGGCGGCAGTACCGACATGAGGAACGCCAAGTGCAGGGCTTGGTGCACGCTGCGAAAGACTGGAGCCTCGTTCATGCGGCTCCTTCCACGGGGATGATCTCGACGTACACACCCGGCAAGGGGGAGTAGCGCTTGCGCGATGAGATCTGGACCACCTGGACGTCGTCGCGCCAGGCCACGCCGTTGAGCCCGTCGAAGATGGCCTTGAGCACGTTGTCCTGGTCTGGCTTGGTGGTGGGCAGCACAGCGCCATTGATCGCCTGGGCCTTCTTGGTTTTCGACCAGCTGGCTGGCACCTGACAGCGCATGTCGACCACCACAGAGACCGGGCCCTCAATGAGCGCCCTGCCCTGCATGGCCTGCTGGGCGGCGTGAGAGATCAGGCCCTCATACGCCACGGTCTTCTGTGGCGTGAACATGCGGGCGTGGCCGCCAATCTTGCCGACGCGTGGGCGGCCCTTTCCCTGTGGCTGGCCTGGGACGATGAACACGATGCTGGTCACTTCGCTGTCTCCTTGGTCTTCTGGTTTTGGGCATGCCACCACGCGGCGAAGTCGTCTCGCAGCCAGTTGGCCGCCACCTTGCCCTCGGCGCGCTGCACGCCCGCGATGTACTCCTGGCGCTCTTTCGCGGTGCGGTGGCCCTTGAGCGTGCTCATGTGCAGCTCGTGCGCCTCCGTGGCTGGGCAGGTGACGAACTGGCGGGTCATGCGCCCTGCTCCGTGGCCATTTCCTTGAGCACGCGGGAGACCATCTCGCGGGATCCGCCAAGCACATTGGCCAGGCGCTGGCGCTGCGCAGAGTTGACGTCGATGGCGTGGTCGTCGACATAGCGGCGCACGCGCTCGGTGAGCGACAGGCACATGACGACCGACAACCGGTGCTTGAGGTCGACCGCCTCGGCGTCGCGCAGCATGCGCACCAGGGCGTGCGCCTCCGGCAGGGCCGCCTCCCACCCGGGCGCGAACACCAGGAGCTCGGTCTTGATGTCCGCGCGCAGCTGGCCGACGGGCATCGGGATCGGCTCACGGGGGCCGTACTCGCGCACGATGCAGGTGCGGTCGAGGTCGGGCGACATCCACTCGGAGAGGCCACCGCACAGCACCAGGATGAGCGCGCCAGGCTGGACGCGCACGAGGGCGCCGCGGGTCAGCCGGACTTTGTCGACGATCACGCCGGCTGGCTGCTGCTGAGGCAGTGCGCCAGGCCACGCGGACAGGGCGAGGTGCCAGAGGTCAAGCATGGGCGGCCTCCTGCACAGCCGCACGCAAGGCCTGGAGGTCGAACGGCTGGGACGTGTCGATCTGGTACCGAGCCCAGATCTCATGCTTCAGCGCCTTGCGCCAGAACTCGCGCTGGAATTTGGTCAGGCCATGGCCCGCGCCAGCCAGTTCGCGCAGCATCAGGGTGCGAACTGGCTGGAGCAGGTCGCCGACGTGCTGCGACACCTTGGCGACCTCTGCCATTGCGGCCTTTGCCAACTCCTTGTCCAAGGGTGGAGCGGGGAGCGCGGGCACCTTTGGGTCGGGCCGTCGATTGCACAGCGCCACAAACTCCGGCAGGTTCGGCGGATCGTTTGGGAGGTTGTCGAGGGCGAAGCCGATGGCGCCCAGATTGGAGCCGAACCGTGCAAGCTTTTCGGCCCAGATGCCTTGCACGGACTTGATGCTCTCGAGCGCGTGCTGAGCGGCGTCAACACCAGGCGGCACAGGCGGCACGGGAAACATGCGATCCCAGCGGGCGCCGTAGTTGCCGCGCATGGCGGTCCACAGGCGGGCCATGACCCGGTCAGGCAGAGATTCGTTTGGCTTCGACATCGATGGTCTCCGGTGCTGGTTGGCCGAAGTCGCTCGGCTTGTAGAGCCCCATGGCGGCGCCTGCGGCCAGGGTGTTGAGCTCGGCTTGCGTCGGTGGTCGCTGGGGCATGACGCCCTGGTGCAGTGGCGGGGCCTTGGCTGCCTCTTCGCGTCGGCGCTTGACGATGCCGACGGCATAGGCGAAGCCCTTGCCGCGGTCTTTGGCCTCCAGGGCTGCGCCCTCGAACTCCGCACGAGTGGCCCCGGCTTTGAGCAACGTGATCAGATCGAGGTGACCAGGATTCACGTCGGCGATGCCTTGGGCCTTCATGGCACGGCAAACCTCCCCGGGGTCAGAACCCACACGCGCAACATCGGTGGAGAACGCTGTGTGTGTGTTCTCTGAGCGAAGCGAAGAGTCTGGTTCTGGATGTGGGTGTGGTGAGCTTTGCGACTGGGTTTCGCCTGGGTTGTGCGCTGGGTTACCCGGTGGGTTCGTTTCTGAAAACCCAGTGGGTTTTCGTTGGGTTTCCTTTTTGGGCCTTCCGCCCTTCTTTCCGTTGGCCTTGGCGGCGTCAATCTTGGGCCGCGCCAGGGCGATCTCTTCTTCCGCGCGCTCGTTGTGGCGAAGCCCGTCAGAACCCACTGGGAAAAACTTGTCCGCCACCTTGATGACGGCCGCCCGCTCTTCCTTGGTCAGCGCGCGGCAGATGCGGCAGAGCTCGTCTGCGTCTGCGGGCAAAGCCTCCTCGGTCGAATACACCTCGTCGAGCAGCAGGGTGTAGGCCCCGTGCTCAGCGAGCGAGAGGCGCGCTGTCTTCTTGGCGTAGTCGCCAGGAAAGCGGGGGTAGAAGTTCAAGCCGCCTCCCACTCGACACCACGCTGGGCATCCAGGTAGGCCATGAGCTGCTCGGCCTGGGCCTTCGACAGCGCGACCTGCTGAGCACCGGTGTCGATGAGCAGGCGGCCTGTGCTTGTGATTGCGAACTCGCAGGCCGGCTCAGTTTGCGATTCGGTGCAAGTCGGGGCCTCCGGCAAACTGAGCATCCGGCGGGCCTGAGCCGCTGCGCGCGCCTGATCCGCCTTGGCCTGGCATTCAGGGCTCATGTCCTCGTGCGGGTGGGACCGCGCACACCCGGTGTGCTGGCGATCGGGCGGCGCGGCGTCGACGCCCGGGGCCTCGCGCTCGCCTGCGATGCGCCAGTAGGCGCGGCGGCCTTCGACACGCTTGGCGATCAGGCCATGGTCAAGGGCTGGAGCGAGGCTGGTGCCCAGGCCGTGCCAGTCAGATGGCTGGCCGATCGATTCGAGCAGCACCTGTGATGTGAGCTCGACGTCAGGGCCGAGCCCGCTCAGGTGTTCGACCACTCGGGCGGCGATGGTGCCGGGCTGGGGGATGTAGGTCATGCGGTGGCCCCCTTCATGGTTGCAAGCAAGGCGGCCAGCTCGGGCAGCATGCTTTCGACCTTGGCCAGCGTTCGGGCCTTGCGGTTGTCGTCGTTGTCGGCGTACTTGGCAGCCAGGTACTCGATCACGGTGTGCACGTCACCGGTGGACTGGATGTAGCCCTCCAGGTCGTCGAGGTTGAAACGCTGGGTGTCACCCTCTGCCGGGTTCAGCTTGCGCGTCAGGGTGCTCGGGCTGATGTCCATGTCTGCCGCGATGACCTTGAGGGACTTGGCCTGCAACTGCGCTCGGTGCGCCAGGTAGGCGCGCAGCGTGGGCCAGCGCTCAGGCAAGGCAGGCTCAAAGTTGAGCGTCAACTGGGAGGTGGAAACTGATGACATGTCGGATTCCCATCTGTTGCCATCTCAGCGAGAGGCAAAAAAAGGAGACTTCGGTCCATGACGAACCGAAGCAGCTCGAAGAAAAAGCCCAACGCACGGGGAAGGACCGCCGCTGTCAGTACGGCGGCCCGCGCGCCCAGGGAGGAAAGACGCGGCCCGGTCAAGGGCTGGCAAGGCCCGTGCGTGTTGGGGGGAAATGGCGGCTCTGTCCTGCGGCTTACGATGGCGGCTCTCACCCCAACCATCAGCACAGGACAGGACCATGGACATATCAGCGCTCATCGCTGGCCTCACCTACGCGCATACCCTTGCTGGCGCCCTCGTGAACGAGCGCGACAGCCAGAAAGCGGCGGCCATCAAGATCGAGCTGACGGAAAAGATCACTGCAGCACAGGTCCAGCTCTCGCAGGTACTGGCGGCCGTCATCGACAAAGACGCCACCATCCATCGCCTCGCCGAGCGCAATCGCGATTTGGAAGCTGCACAAAGAGAGAAAGAGCGGTATCGCCTGGCGCGGATCGGCGTCGGGGAAGCCTTCGCTTATCAGCTTCGTCCTGCCGCCGAACTCACCGAGCGAAACGATGAGCCCACGCACTTCGTTTGCCAACCGTGCTTCGACTCCGGCAGGAAGGCTGTTCTGCAACTGCAGGGCGCCTACGCCTCGTGCCCTGTCTGTGAGGTCAAGATCGCTCGCGAGCGAGGCGCCGAGCCGCCGATCGCGTATCCCCGCGCAGGAATCTTGTGAGTCTTCAGACATGAGCTCCCTCTCCGCTGACAGCAGGCACGGCCGGAGCGCCCTCGGCGCCGATCAGCTCGGGCCAGATGCGATGCCAGTCGTCGGGGCGAAGGTCCCAGCGGCGGATTTCCTGGTCGGATTCGCGCTCAATGACGACGCACATTTCCGGGCCAGGTCGCCGGTTGTTGTATGCGAACCGCCACTGGCGAAGCTGGTCGCAGCTCACGCCAAGGCGCCCAGCGAAAGCCGCTGGGGACGGCGCGTCAGGCTTTCGGAGGTAGTTGTCGATTTCCATAGCCGACATTCTGGAGCATTTGCTCCAGATGTTCAACTAGCAAACGCTCTTTTTGCTGTAGCTACATTTCGCCCATGACGCCATCAGAGATCCAGGCATTCCGCAAGCGCCGACTGAAAGAGGCCATCGACAAGTTCTTTGGCTCCAACGTCGCCTTGGCGAAAAGGCTCAAGAACAAGGACGGTGAGCCGTTGAAGGACGGCAGCTACATCGGCCACATGTTGAAAGCCGAGGGGGAGCCAGGATCTCGACCCATCGACGAGGACCGTGTCCGAGAAATCGAAGGTCTCCTCCCTTCGCTGAGAGGGTGGTTCACCCTTTTGGACGATGCCCGCCAAGTCATGATCCGGACGAATTCGTCCATCCAGACATTTACTGGACATCCATCCAGTGTTACAAACACGCTTCGCGCCCCCGTCATAGCATGGTCGCGATTAGGGATGGAGTTGAAGTTGCCCAATGATCAAGTGCCCGCCGAGGCGCAGATTCCGGTGCCTGAAGAGGCATCGTCGGCATGTAAATGGGTTGTGGTCGAGCGAGATCACCCGCGGTTTGGACTCAGAGCCGGCTACAAGGTAGCTCTAGAGTCTGACCTAGCCGGCCACGACTTCCGCGACAACGAGCTGTACCTGTTCAAGACCTTGAACGGCCAATTCTTTCTGGCCGAGTACCGCACGTTGGCGATCGGCTTTGAAGCGATCCCCGATAGTGGACCGCCGTTGGAGAGCGTGCGCCACGGGATCGAGGTGGCGGCGATTCACAAAGGGACCTGGAAGTAACGACGACAACTGAGGCCTTAACCGCTTCGCGAGACACGACGCATTCATGAAAACGAGCACCAAGTTCAGCCTAGCGGCCATTGCAGTCGTTGCCGCGATTTCGATCTGGTTGGCAATGACACCTGCCGGCGAGGTGATGGAAATGAGAGTGAAGGGCTGGTACGCCCAAGCGTATCCAGAGTCGTCCTCGGTATCAGCTTGCAAAGCGGAAACCTTGAAGACTGCATATGACCCGAGCAGTATTGAATGGGCCAATGAGGCTGACTGGCTTGTCAAGCAGACGTCAACCTATACGAGCGGGCATACCGAGTGGGAGGTGAAGATGCAGGTAAGAGGGCGAAATGGCTTCGGGGCCTTGATGCTTCACTCGCGAACCTGCAAGGTGATGATCGGCCAGATCGGAGCGCTCGTCCTCAGCATGGGATCAGCAGAATAACCAGCTGCTGCCGCTATCCCAGCGGACGAGCCAAGAGCCGTTGACGACGCGAGTTTGCGCAAACTTGCGCACCTTTGCGTAGCATGCGATACTCCACGCGTTCTCGGCGAAAGCCGGCTTGAGTCTGGAGCTTGCGATACAGCACCAGCGGCCCGGACAGGCGACACCAAGCTACCCCGGGCGTCAGATGGCCCTCTTCGGAGGGCCATTTCCTTTTATGCCGCTGCCATACCTACCAAACCAGGGCGAGATCCTGATCTGCGACTTCGACGACTCCGCTGTAGGTGCGGAGATGATCAAGCGACGTCCGGTGGTAGTCATCACAAAACACGACAGGCACCGGCACCGCATGTGCACGGTCGTTCCGTTGTCGACCACTGCTCCGGACCCCATCAGATCTTGGCATCACCCCATGCCCCACCTGTGTGTAGCCGGCTGGCAGGCGAATGGCAGCATCTGGGCCAAGTGCGACATGCTTGCCGCCGTCAGCCTTGACCGCCTGAACAAGCCATACGTCCGGACAAGAAGCGGGCGGAACTACGTCACCCACTTCTTGGCCACGGAAGACCTCGCCGCCGTGCTGGCCGCCGTGCGCTCTTACCTCGGCTGAACGCCGTCACCCCACGAAGCCCGCCGCGTGCGGGCTTTTTTTCGCCAGTACGTCAGCGCGAACTTATTTTTAGGGGGGGGTAGAGCAAATACTGTAGCGCCTGCTCTTGCAATGTTCTGGAGCATTCGCTACATTTCATCTCGATCGCACCAAACACGGTGCACGGAGGTGATCAACATGTCCCAAGCAACCGCCACCGCAGGCCACAGCAACCTGCCGCCCACCTTTGCCGCGATCCTGGGCACCGTGGAAGCACAGACCCAGCAGCTCAAGCGCGCTGCGTTCGTTGCGCGCCTGGTGCGCATGGACTGGTCTTTCGAGTTCTGCGACGACGCCCGCGTCTACCGCAAGGGTGTGGCCGATCTGGCCGCCCTGCGGCTGGAGCAGCTGGACACCGACCCCACGGCGCAGCTGTGGAACAAGAATGTCCC